CAGATGAAGGGGCCGCTCTTTAAGCAGGCTCCCGAGCAGATTCAGAAGCTCGGAGGTCGAATCATCGAGGACATGGTCGGCAAGGGCGAGGCTCGTCTTGCTCTCATGCTGAGACCAAGACCCGGTGGCGTATACCTCTCAGCCGCACAAGCTGGCTCTCGGGCCTCCACCGGCAACTACCGGCGCAACCTGACTACGGCGGTCTCCGGGCTGCAAGGCACCATCACCGACGGCGGCGTCATATATGGCCCCTGGCTGGAGGGGCTCGGATCGCGCAACGCGACAACGCGATTTAAGGGTTACGCCTCTTTCCGGCGAGTGGGGCAGTGGATGGAGAATCAGAAACGCCGGATCATCCAGTTTCACGTTGACCGGCTCGTTCGCAATCTCAACGGTAAGTGAATGGCGTTCTCGATCAAGGCGACACTCCAGGCAATCCATAGCCACCTAGTGGCCTCTGGATACGCGACAGCCAGCGTCGGAGAGCCTAAATCACCGCCTGGAGGAGTCCATGCGGCGGTATACATGACCAGCGTTAGCGTTTTGCGAGCGATGCTGGACGGCGCGACCGAGGAACTGCACGTCGCAACCATCCGGCTCTACCGGCCCATGCTGGAAGAGCCGCTGGAAAATATGGAGTATCTCATGGCCGAGGCAACGAGCCAAATAATGGCGAGTCTGCTGGGCGAGTTCGATCTTGGGGCGAGCATTAGGAACGTGGATGCAACCGGCCAAAACGGAACCCCGGTTCGCGCAGACTTCGGCTACGTCGACCTGGGTGGCGTAATGTTCCGAACTGCGGATATCACCGTCCCGATGGTGGTAGACGGATCGGTGACGATGGCGGCATAGGAGGGCGAATGGCAGACGACAAAACATACATCGTGCGTAACCCGCGAGGCATTGACCCTGGTACACGCATTCTCCTATTCAGCCCGCCAGACTCCGAGGCAGATGAGCAGGCGTGGTACGAGGGGGACGAATTCGTCAGGCCAACCCAGATGTCCGCCAAGGACGTTGCGGCATGGGTCAAGAGCGGATTCCTAGAGGAGGAGTAAATGGCAAAATCAACCGGATTAGCCCAGAATTTCTATGCCCACGGCTACGATCTCAGCGGAGACGTAGGCTCGATCAGCAACGCATCGAGCCCGCGTAATGTGTTTGAGGTGACCGGGCTCTCTGCCAGCGCCGTCGAACGGCTCCTTGGGCTATCGGACTCGAATATTGCCTATGACTTATTCTTCAACGATGCGGCCCTCCAGGAACACGCTGGACTTGCGGGCCGAGCCACCACGGATGTGAATGTACTCTGGGCTCTGGGGACGACGGTAGGCGATCCGGCAGCGTTTTGTACCGGTAAACAGCTTAACTACGACTGGACGCGAGGTGCCGACGGCAGCCTCACCGGCGCAGTCGAAACACAGGGCAATGCAACGACCGCAGGGGCAGAGGCGTTGTGGTGGGGCAAGATGCTCAGTGCGGGGAAAATCACGCACGGGTCTGCCTCCTCCTCCAGCAGCTACGACGATGCCGCCCAAACCACGGCAGGGGCGAGGCTCCAACTTCAGGTATTTGATATCAATTCCGGCACCCCTACAGTCGTTGTCGAGGATAGCCCCAACGATTCTAGTTGGAGCACCCTCAAAGCCTTCGCGGCAGTGGCGAACGGCAACGAACCGACCGCCGAGCAGGTCACTATAACCGGCACTGTCGAGCGTTACGTCCGATTGACCACGACCGGCACTTTCTCGAATCTCGACTTCGCCGTTGCGTATGCGCGGGGGACTGCCCAAGACGACGTGGATTTGAGCTGATGAAGCGACGTCGTCCAAGCCGCAGAGCGATACGGGCTAGCAATGATCGGCAGCAGCATTTCCGTGTTGTCTCTCCAATACCGACGCACTGGAGACCGGCCACCTGCGCCGAACTACAGTGCGAGCCGTGGCAGCACGGCTGGAAGACTATCGTCCCGGCAGGCTCTATCCAGGACGACTACATCCGGCACCATAGCGGTCGCCAGTTTGAGATCGTGAGGAGCGACGATAGCGCCAATGTAGCGTTTTATTTTCCACCGGGGCAGGTCTGTTTCGGTAGCCACGAAGGGCACATCACGAAATTGGAGCGCGAGCCCCTTTTCATCCATTCGGAGCTACAGCGGAAGCAGGTGATGGAGCCGCAGGCGTGGATCGACAAATCACAAAATACCTTGGAGCAATTAAAGAAAACATACGGGTAGGAGGAACTCAACATGGCAAAAGAGACTGGCATAACGATGTCGGTGATCATCGATGATAGTGCGGGCGCTGCCCGAACTATCAGCAATTGCATAACGGATTTCGACTTCGCTACGCCTCGTAATGTGATGGAGGTCACGGGGTTGGATAAGTCGGCAATGGAGCGGTTGCTCCTCCTGGCAGACTTCTCGATCACCGTCAACGGGGTCTTCGACGACGGTGCCAATCTGGCACACGCCGTTTTCAAGACCGTTAGCAGTACATCAGTAGCTCGGACGACCACTATCGCGGTGTCCGGCCAGACACTGCCGAACGAAACTTTCTACACGGATTACGCCCTGAGCAGGGCTGCGTCCGGTGAATTAACGTTCAGTTCGCCGGGGGTTCTGACTGGTGGCGTCGTTCCGACTTGGGCCTAGCGCATGGTCACGAATAATCAAGTGAACGAATTACGGCAGACCGTCGCCTCCACGAATCTAGGTGGGGCCGGGTTTCAGCTACCGCGTCGGCGGGCCGAACTCCGGTTTGCCGGTTCTGATTATGATGGGGCGATTGTGGAGGTATGGCTCGATGTGCCGATGGACTTATTCCTGGAGCTACGAGACAGCCTGACCAGCGAGGATGCGATGGCAGTCTATGGCCTATTCAGCCAGCACTGCCTAATCGGCTGGAACCTCCACGATGAGCAGGGTAGGCCGTTACCGGCGACGACGGAGGGGATGAACCGTGTCTGGCCGAATTTTGGGCGACTCATTATACAGGAATGGATGGAGGGAGTAATGACCCCGCCCGCCCCTTTATCCGAGCCGTCCAGCAATGGAGCCACACTGGACGAAGCCTCGATTCCAATGGAGCCGTTAGCGGCAAGCCCTGGGAACTACAGCGAGCCGAGATGATCGACACTTTGTGTCGTCGGTATAGCTGCCTGCCCTCGCAGTTACTGCGAGAGCCAGCCGACACGTTGCTCCAGATGCATGCGCTTCTTGTCGAGGCACAGGTGGACGATGGCGAATAAGGTCATCATTGAGGTAGACGCCAATACCAAGAAGGCGCAAAAGAACTTCAAGGAGCTTTCCGGCTCCATGAAGGGCATGAAGGCTCAGACCGCCGGTCTCTCCAAATCGTTCGCTGGCTTGAATAAAGGCATGGCGGTTTTGGGCATTGGCGGCTTAGGCTTTGCAGTCGTCATCAAAACTATCATCCAGCGGTCTAATGTATTACGCCAGACCGTCGCCTCCACGAACCTTATCGTTGGGGGTCTAGGGAAGGCGGCGGAGGATACGCTAGCACGGCTGAGTCCACGCTTCACGGAGATTGCTACCGAGTACGGATTTCTTGGCAATGATGCGAAACGGGCTATGGCTATCATCATGCGGGAGACCGATAGGGCGAGGGTTTCCGTCGATGATCTCCGCTCTGTCTTTGGCTTGGCCCGCTCCGCTGGCATTGATTTTGAGCAAGCAGCAGGATTGATCGGTAAGGCCATCCTTGGCGATGTCGGGCCGTTGGAGGCGGTCATAGGACGGACTAAAAGTTGGGAGGAGGCCCAGCAGCGCATTATTAGCGAGGGTGCTGGCGCGGTCACCTTCTTCGATCAATGGAAGAGCGAGATGCTCGACCTGTTCGATACGATTGCGCCCATAGTGGATGTCGCAGGAACACTCGCTGACGCCTTGGGCAAATTTGTAGGACACTTCCTCCCGTTCCAAGGCATGCTGACGACAGTAGCGACCCTGGCAACTAAGTTCGGAGACTTAGAGGCAGCAATCGCGGCTGGCGATGTTACATGGACTGCCCTTAAAGCCAAACTGAAGGATACACTCGATATCTTAATCACATTTGCGGACATAATTATTCCTGGCCCGCTTAAGGTCGTAATAGACTTCATTACTAATCTGGGAAAGGGTGACCCCAAGGTCAAGTTCTCTTTCTCGGACGTAACTATCCCTGGCCCGCTCGGCAAAGTAATGGACTTGATCAGTCTGCTCGAAGAGGGTATTCCCAAGATTAAGTTCTCGCTTGAGGATATCACCCTGCCGGATTGGGCCGAGTGGTTATACGAGATTGTCACGGGTAAGGACTGGCCCGTGAATATCAATATAGACGCCAGCATGGTAGACAATGAGTTAATTGACAAAGATGGCGGGTGGGGAAAAGACCCGTACGATACGAGCGTCTCAATAACTCCCATTCTAAAGGATAATCCCTACTTTGACAGTGAGGGCTGGAAACCCCAAGAGGGGTGGACAGGCTCTATCGTCATCCATCCGAAACTACTACTCGGGAAAGAATCGGGATACCTAGATAAAGACGACGACGGCCTGAGCTATACTGGCGCGGCTATGAATACCAACCTCTGGGTGAATCCTAAGATCCACTCCGACCAGCCCTTCTTGACTACCGAGGCCGCTTGGGCGGGGCCGGACTTGGACACATCGGTTGAAATATTAGCCAAGTTGAGCGACGACATGAAGGTGTGGTATGACTCTGATGGCAATTGGCTGAAGGGCCAGGAGACGATTAATGTAGACATCGTCCCGAATTATGGCGAACTACCTGATGTACCGTCTGGCATCCACGAACCCACATTACCTCCGGGCGGGAAGAAGAAGAAGGGGGATGTACCGTCTGGCATCCACGAACCCACATTACCTCCGGGCGGGAAGAAGAAGAAGGGGGATGTACCGTCTGGCATCCACGAGGTGCCACCCGTGATCCTGCTACCTCCAACGCCTCAGCTTCCGCCTGAATTCAGCTTGCCAAAAGACCCCTCTGGGCGCATTCCTCGGGATCGCCCGGGCGGCATGGCCCTCGGCGGCATCGTGCGACGCCCCACCATGGCGCTTCTCGGCGAGGCAGGCCCAGAGGCAGTTATCCCGCTGAGCGGTGGAGGCGGCATAGGTGGTGGTAGGGTCAATGTCACGA